AGGAAAAGCAGTCTATCACGGTGCGCTGCGTGGACATTGAGGACTTGGAAAAGCAAGCAGAAGCCATTCGGGTAGAGCAAATCAAACTATATGAATCGTATGCAGACGGTGTGCTACGGCGAGATGTGTACATAGAAAAGAAAAAGACCCTTTCGGAAAAACTGGCTGCATTGCAGGATAGCATACGGACAGAAAAGGAAGAACAGGAGTGTGCCGATGAACTGGATGAAGAAATCCGCAACCTGACAAAGCAGGCAAGTCAAAAAACATACATAGGCGGTCTGACCAAGGAATGTGTAGATGCTTTTGTCAGCATGATTTATCTGTATGACGATCAGACGATGAAAGTTGAGTTTAACTGTGAGGATGTGATTCGGAGAGCATTGGAAAAGTATGGCGCATAACTGCATAGAAACAGCAAGGTGAGCAAAAAGAATGCCCGTCTGGTTGAGAGGATTCGTAAATCTTCTCGATCAGGCGGGTATTTCATTATGTGGGAATGGTTTTGCCTACATTTTCTACATAAGCCACAGACAGCACCCCGGTGTGATCCGAAGTGCAGCTGTGGCTTATGCGGGATTTTTTGTTATATGGTCAACGGGTTACAAAATCAGATTCCCAAACCGTACAAGATGGCTTTCAGCTCTTTTACCATCCGGGTCAGAATTTCCTGTTCGATTTCATTGCAGTCCAAGAGCAGACGGTGAAT